CGCAAGGATTCATTCGTGTCCCCCGCTTCGAGCCCACCCAACCCGCCAACTTCGGGGGCGTCACCCTCCGACAGGATACCCCGAGTGGGGAACTGGTCTGGTCCCCCACCATCTACGACCTGCTCCACACACTGGACCTCCTCGGTCCGGTCCACTTCCTGAAACTCGATGTCGAAGGCATGGAGCCGGCCGTGCTGCGCGGGGCCGAGGCCCTCTTCTCCCTGTCCCGACCGATCTGCTACGTCGAGTGCGACCGGCCTGACACGGAGGCGCCGATCCGCGCCCAGTTCGCCCAGTGGCAGTACGACCTCTGGTGGCACCTGCCTCCGCTGTTCCGGACCCCGAACTGCTTCGGCAACACCGAGAATATCTGGGGCAAGGACGTGGTCAGCGTCAACCTGCTCTGCGTCCCCTCCGAACGCGCCTATCAACCCCCCGCCGCATGGGAGTGTCTGCCGGTGGCCAACGGGAGTCCGCACAGCAAGTGACGGCCCCCGCCCCCCGCAGTCACGCCGAGAGCCTTCGGGTCGCGCACGCCCGCCTGCTGCGGAGACAACGGACGGCGCTCCGGAGCGTGCTGGAAGACATCGGCGCCTATCGGGAGACCATCGGTCGCCGACTGGCCGGGTATCGCGGCATCAACCCCGACCTGGTCCGGCTGACCGGCGACCTCCAGGAGGCGGAGTTGACCCTGTTCCGGGCGCTCAACCGCTCGGTCCGGTGGCACCGGCGACTCACCATCAGCGATATGCTGGCGATCTGGACCGGCGAGAGCCGCCCCGAGGTCGTCCGGCTGGCCTCCCGGATGACGGAGGCGGGGCTCTACGCTAGCCTGCGGAATGGCGTCTCCTTCCGCGCCGCCCTCGGATCCGCCACCGCCAACGCCCACGGGGAAATCGTCGAGATCGTGGCGGAAGCCTTACGCAACGGTCTCTCCGCCTCGGCCTTGGCGCAGTCCATCATGCCCTACCTGAACGGCGCCGAGAGCATCCCGCTCCCCGCCGGAGGGAAGATGGATCTCCGGCGGATCCCCACCCCGCTCCGGGGACAGGCCCGCCAACTGCAATTCAACGCCGAACGGATCGCGGTCACGGAACTGTCCATTGCGCGGGCCGAGACGGAGATGCTGGCGTTTCTCAGTAACCCCGCCGTCGCCGCCGTCCGGTGGGTCCTCTCCGCCAACCGAGGCAAGACCCGACTGCCCGACATCTGCGATGCCCTGGCCGGGATGGATGCCTACGGCCTGGGGCCGGGGGTCTATCCCGTCGACCGCGTGCCGCCGCTGCCCCATCCCTTCTGCCGCTGCTCCCGCCTGCCGCTGGCCGGCCTCCGCTCGCCCGGGATGCGGGCCGGTCCGGTCAACCTGATGACCCTGGCCGGCTATGCCGAACACCCCCCGGGCTATCAGCAGAAAATCGCCACCCAGTTCGGCACAGCACTCGCTGATGGAGAGAGAGCGCAAGCCGTTGTTGAGGGGTTCCTCTCGACAGCCTCTTGACTAGAGAGAAGTCGGACAGGTAGTTTGGTGTAACCCGATACGGGGCGTGGTGGTGGCGGGCACCCTGTCCAACTCCTCCACACCTTCCACCGACGATGAGGGACTCGCGGGCACTTGGCTGCGTTGTCACCATCATCCCGTATTGAGGTTGGTTCGCGGCCCCGGTCCGCTGTCAGCAACCCGGTGTATGCGCCGCCCCTCCCGGCAGGTCCCCCCCCACAGGAGAGTCTTGTATGGCTCGTATCACGACGCAGGTCGATGGCAAAGAGATCACCTTGGATCTGGACAACATCTTCACGGAGGAAGACGTCAAGCGTGACTACGTCCCCAAGTCGGTCCTCGATAACGAGGTGGGCAAGTTCAAGCGGCTGCTGGAGAAGGCCCAGCGCGGCCCCGAGGACCTGCTCTCCGACGAGACCTTCAAGATGAGGGCGCTGGAGACGTGGAAGATCGACCCCAAGAATCCCCTCTCGGGAGATCAACTCGCCTCCGTCACCGAATCCATCCGGAGCCGTGAACTCCGCCCCCTGCAAGAGCAACTGGTCCAGCGCGAACTCCTCGTCAGCCGCCTCCTCTCCCACGACCTCCACCGCCAACTGGAAACCAGCGCCCGCGCCCTCGGCGTGCGGGATGAGTTCCTGGCGCCGATGGCCGAGGGCAAGGCCGCGCCCATTGTGGCGATCATGGCGCAGACGTTCGATTTCGGCTATGACCCGGAACGCGGCAGCCATGCCGTCAAAGGACCCACGGGCGACTTCCTCTATTCCAGCAAGCCGACCAGCGAGAACCCCTACAAGACCCCAGCGGAGGCCCTCCAGGATTGGGCACGCAGCAAAGAAGCGGCGCCCTTCCTCAAGGACCCCCGTCAGCGGGTGGCCGGACCCGGCGGGCAGCAGGGTCCTCCCCCCACCACCATGCGCGGGACGCGCTCGGTGGCGAACGACCCCGTCGCGATTGGCCAGCACCTCGCCGCCATCGCCAAGGGGGAGATCACGGTAAACTACTCGCCAGAGCAGTAGGCGAGGCCCGCTGGCGTGTTGCCACGGGCTGACAGTCACACCTCACTCAGGAGTGTCCCGTGTCGAATACGCTGACCTATGTCATCCCCCAGCTTCTTGCCCAGGGCCTGATGGCCCTGCGCGAAGAGGCCATCACCGCTCGGCTGGTCAATCGCGCCTATGAGCCGCTCGCCGGCCAGAAGGGATCGTCCATCGACGTTCCCATCCCGTCCGCGATCACGGCCCGGGCCGTCACGGCGGCGGTCACCATGCCCGCCAACGTGGATTCCTCGCCGACGCGGGTCGTCATCACGCTCGACCAGTGGTGGGAAGCGCCCTTCCAGATGTCCGACAAGGATCTCCTGGAAGCCGCTGGGGGCATCATGCCCATGCAGGCCAGCGAGGCGATCAAGGCCCTCGCCAACAAGATGGATGCGTACCTGCTCGGCTTCTACCTCAAGGTCCCCAACTACTCCGGCGTGGCGGGCACGACCCCGTTCGTCTCCACCGTGGCGGAGTACACCGATGCCCGCCTCCGGCTCAACAAGACCCTGGCCCCGATGACGGATCGCCGGGTCCTGCTCAACCCCGAGGCCGAGGCCAACGCCCTCAAGCTGGCGCTCTTCTCGCAGGCGGATCAGCGCGGCGACCAGGGTGGCGTCATCAACGGGCAGATCGGTCGGAAGTTGGGCGCCGACTGGTTCATGAACCAGAACATCCCGGTCCATGCCGGCGGCTCGGCGGGCGGCACCACCACCCTGTCCGCCACCATGACGGTCGGGCAGGCCATCCTGAGCATCGGCGCCTGTACGCCCACCGACGGCACCTTTGCCGTGGGCGACACCCTCAAGGTCGGCACCGGCTCGACGGCGGTCTACTTCACCGTCAAGACCGCTGCCACCGCGACGGCCTCCGTCGCGGCCGTGACCGTGGATGTGAACGCCGTGTCTACCGCCTCGGCCGGCGCTGCCATCGAACACCCCAAGGGCTCTCAGGCGATCAACCTGATGTTCCACCGGGACGCCTTCGCCTTCGCGACTCGCCCGCTGGAGTCGTCCTCGCAGGGGCTGGGCAACATCATCTCATCGGCGATCGACCCGGTCACGGGTCTGACGCTGCGGCTGGAGGTCTCGCGCCAGTACAAGCAGACCACCTTCAGCTATGACATCCTCGCCGGAGCGCAGTTGATCCGGCCCGAACTGGCCTGTCGTATCCTCGGCTAACGAGGACCTCGGGATCTGGGGGCCGTCCTGGTCCCCAGTCCCGGACAGTCCGATGGCACTGATTCCGTACTATCCCACCCCGCCGGCGGCCAGCCCGCCGTGGCTGATCGCGCCCGCCGCTCTGGCGATAGCCGACGATCCGCTGCCGTTACTCGTTCTGGTGGCTCGACAGTTAGTGTCGGCCGAGGAACGAGCCGCCTTTGCCCGCCTCGCGATGACCGAAGAGCGGGCTGGACGCTGCCGGCTGGAGGTTCTCCGTCCACTCACCCAATGGCTAGTGGAGGCTGTATGAGTCTGAGCGGCTGGAAAACAGCGATCGGCATGATCCTCGTTCTCCTCGGTCAGGTCTGCCATATCCTGGCGGCCAAGTGGCCGCTGCTGATGGGTGTCGGCACCATCCTGATCGACATCGGCAGCGGCTTCGGCGTGGTGGGGCTCACCCACAAGGCGATCAAGCTGAGTCGGACGCCGGAGTAGTCATGGCCCTGCTCTGGCGTGCGGCCGATCCGGCCCTCCTCAACCAGACCTTTCGGCTGGCGGTCGAGGCACTGCTGCACCAGAGCCCCTATCTCTGGGTGATTGATCGGGGCTACGCCAGCCTCGATGCCCAGAATGTCCTCTATCAGAGATACGTCGCGTTCCGGGAAGGACGGGGGCCGTTCGCGGGGAAGGCGGCCCCGCCGGGACGCTCGGCCCACAACTTCGGGCTGGCCGTGGATGTCATCCTCGATACGGACGTGATCCGTCCCGGGGTCCAACCGTCATGGAACACAGACCTGCCCGCGTGGCGGTGGCTGCGGACGGCGTGCCAGACAAACAGGGTCGTGGAGAACGGGTGGTGGTTTGGCGATTGGCCTCACCTCCAGCGTCGGGACTGGAAGATTTTTGCCAAGGTACCGGAGTTGGTTATCACCTGACGGAGGGGTCATGGCCGGTCGCTACTTCGATCCAGACAAGACGACGGACCTCGCATTTCTCCCCGTGGAGTCCCAGGACGCGACCGACCTCGACCTGTTCGCGTCCGAGGCCGAGGCGGACACCATCCTGTTCTACACCCGCGACCTCAACGTCCTCAATACCCATCTCTGGGGGTGGGCGACGATTCGGAGCCTGGCGCAGAGTCCGGGGATGGGGTACACGCCGCTGGGGGACAACCTCGGCATTTTCTTGCGGTTCTATGAGACGGATCCCGCCGATGTCGCGACCACGGCGGACGCGACCGCCTTCGTGACGGCCATGAAACGCACCATCGCCGCCGTCATCGGATGGCGGATCTCCCAGAGCAAGATCGACACGATGGCGACCCAGGAGGACAGTGCCACGCGCCGCGTCGTGCGCTCCAGTATCCACCTGGAGCCTTACCCGCCGAACTGGACCCGCTGGCTGGAGTCCTTCTCCACCCTGCCGCCGGTGTGGACGCTGTGATCTCCGCCGCCATCACGGTCCAGGACACCGAGATGCTGACCCTGATGCAGGCCAGTGCGCGGGAGATGGAAGGAGTCCGCAATGTCAGGACCTGGCTGCTGGGACCGTGCCTGACCATCATCCTGGCCAATAACGAACTCCAGTTCGCCTCCGAAGGCCGCCGCTACGGAAGTCAGTGGCAGGGCCTCAGTCCGCGCACCCAGAAGGTGCGGAAGTCCCGAGGCTATGGTCCCCAACACCCGATCCTGCGCCAGACGGACGCCCTGTTCCACATGGCGACCACGCGAGGCGGTGGATTGGTGGCGACGGCGTGGTCCAGTACGCTCCACATCGACTTCAGCGCCGTCCCCTACGGCATCAACCATCTCGCCGGCATGATGGATAACGGTAACGGCCCCATGCCCATCCGACGGTGGCTGCCCCCGGAGGAGGGCACTCCGACGATCCGGAGACAAATGGAAGGGTCCTTCGCCAAGGAACTGGAGCGGCGAGCGGCGAAGAACCTGCGGAAGCGGCTCCGCAACGCCAAAGTGACGGAGACCTAGCCATGCTGCGCGAAGTCGCCTTGCTGCTCTCGGACGCGCTGGACCATCCGGAGACCGGCGTCGCCGCTATTGTCGGGACGATGCCTCGCCTTCCCAACGACCCGATCCCGCTGGGGCGGGGAGGCGCCCTCCTGGTGGCCAATGAGTACACCAACGAGCAGGTCGCCAAGGGGGAGGACCTGAGCATCATCCCGGCCCTGCTGGTGCTCACCGATGGGCCGTCCGAGGTCGCCGGGGAATCCGGGAGGGGACAGGTCGGTCAAGCCCTCCGTGTCACAGTTTTACTCTATGACCGGGCAGACAATTTGCTCCTGGCCAAGGCTACCGGGGCGATCATCCTCCGGGCGGTCCGGCGCTGCCTCAACCATTACGTCTCGCGGACCGCCCAGGACGACCGCACCTTGAATCAAATCCGGATTCTGGACATGACCCGGATGACCGAAGCCCGGTATCCCGACCAGCGTCGGGGCAAGGCGACCCTGACTGGTGGTGTGCAGGCCACCGTCCGTGCATTTGACTTAGACCCTTGACCACCTGACAGGAGAGTATCATGGCCTACCCGTATGCAGCCCCGGCTCCCGAGAATGTGCTTCTCGGCAAGGGCAAGATTCTGTTCGATCGGTTCAACGCCACGACCGGCGTGAAGGAGGGGTACGTCCACCTGGGCAACTGCGACACGTTCGAGTTGTCGACCGAAGACGACGTCATCGACAACATGAACTCCATGGTGGCGGCGGGGGGCGTCTACAAGTCGGTGACCCGCTCGCGCAAAGTCACCGTCAACATCTCCGGCTTCGAGTTCTCGACGCAGGCGCTGGCCATCTCCCTGATGGGCAACGTCGCCACGGCCACCCAGACCACCGGGACCTCCACGGCGGAAGTGCTCTCGACCAACCTCACCAAGGGCAAGTTCTATCGGACGTCCAAGCGGGGCATCGTCAGCATCACCACGGCGGTGGACATCAGTGGAACCACCACGGCGACCCTGACGGCGACCACCGACTACCTGCTCTATGATGCCGACTCCGGCATCATCCAGCTTCCCCTGACCAGCGGCGCCACCGCGACCCATACGCTCGCGGCGACCTACGTTTACTCCACCCTGTCGCTGGACTCGATTCAGGGTGGCATGGCGTCCAAGATCGAGGGCACGGTGGTCTTCATCCCCGATCCCGCCACAGGGCCGTCCTGGGAGATCACGGCCTGGAAGGTGTCGCTGACCCCGAATGGGGCGATCGGCTTCATCTCGGAGGACTTCGGCAAGTGGCAGGTGGCCGGGAAGATCATGGACGACACGGCCGGCACCCACGGCGGGTCGGCCGCGAGCCCCTACTACACCGCGATCCAGACGACGTAAGTGTTAGGTTGGTAGGGTAGGCACACCGCCTACCCTACCACCCTCTCGCGGAGAGCATATGCCCGATCCGACACCCGCCGAACTGTTGCAGGAGATGTTTCCCCCCGTGCGCCTGGTCATCAACGGCACGGCCTGGGTCGAAGTGGACGCCGATCAGACCACGATCGAACGGGACATCTACATCATGACCAAGGCCCGGACCGCCCACTTGGACGGCTTCCGGGCCGATGCCGACTTCGACTCGCATCTCCAGGTGGAGGGGGTGCTCCGGGAGATCCTCGGTCGGATTCTCGAAAGCGGGATGTTCTTCGACCTGCTGGCCGGACTGCTGGTGGCCGAGGGCACGCCCTGGACCAAGGCGGGCACGCAGCGGGCCATGGAGATTTTCCGGGCCGTGACGGACAAGGAGACCAAGGACAAGATGCTCAACGCCTGCGCGAAGTTGGTGTTGGGTTTTTTCATTGGCGCGGTGAGTGCTTCGATGCCTACCCCGAAATCTTCCGGAGAGGCCCCAGTGCTGACCGCCCCAGTCCGAGTGGAGGAGTTGCTCCCCGCCGGGATCGGCGAGGCAGCCTAGCCGCCGGAGGGTTTGAGGGTCTCGTCCGGGAGGTGGCCCAGTACGATTACGATAAGGCCGTCCGCATCATCGAGGGATGGCCGCTGCGCGAAGTCCTGGTGGCCTATATGCACCAGCTTCGGCTCTACGCGCTGCGACAGCATGAGTTGGCGACACTGACATGGGCGTCGTTGGCCCCCCATCAGAAGAAACAGGTAGAACCGCCGCGTCTACCTAATCTGTTGCGGCGGGGCTCAGACTAGGGGGAGACGCTTCAATGCCGACCCGCGCCCAAGTGAACATGGATGTGACCACCCGGTTCTTTGGCGTCGGGCTGGGCAGTCTCCTCTCCGGCACGCGGCGGGCGCAGAAAGCCAACCAGCAACTCCAAGACACGTTCCGACAGGGCCGGGCCATGTCGGAGGGCTACGCCTCGGGCCTGAGTCGGGTCGCCCAGAACCTGGGGCGTGCTGCCGCTGCCGGCGTGGGGCTCTATCAGCTAGGCACCACCTTCAGCGAACTGATCCGCCTCGGCCTAGAGTGGAATAAGACGCTGGAAATCGGGGCGCTGGGGATCGCTTCGGTCAGCATCGCCGTGCGCGAGTACACCGATGCGAATGGCAAGGCGCTGCCGCTCACCACCGCCCTCGCCGATGCCCAGAAGGACGCGGCCAAGCAACTGCGGCTCTTGCGGGTCGCCGGCCTGCAAACGGCGGCCACCACCCGCCAACTAGTCTCCGCCTTTCAGGAGTCCGTCGGTGTCGGCTCCGCCTACGGGCTGACGCTTGACCAGATCCGCCAGATCACGATCCGGACCACGCAGGCGGCGCTGACACTGGGCCTGCCGCTCTTCCAGATCAACCAGGAAATCCGGGCGCTGCTGTCGGGAGACATCGACCGGAACGCCCGTGTCGCCAAGGCCCTGGCCATCACCCCCACCGACATCCGGTTGGCGCAGGAGCGGAACACCCTGTTCCAGTTCCTCTTCCAGAAGACGGAAGCCTTTGCCGTGGCGGGCGAGGTGGCGATGGGCACCTACGCCATCATCCTGTCGAACCTCCAGGAAGCGATCGAGACGTTCGCCGGCCTCGCCGGCGATGAGTTCTTCGTCAAGTGGCGGGATGGCTTGTCCAAGCTGACGACGTCCTTCTTCAATCTGTCGACCGCCAATGTCGCCGCGCCGTTCCTCGGATCCCTGGAGGCGATTCGGGCGGCGCTGGGGGAGGTGGCGGACCTCGGCGTGGGCGTCATCAACCGGCTGGTCGAGGCGTGGAAGTCCTTGTCTGCCGCTGTGGACAAGAACATGGTCGTGGCGATTCGGGATCTCGGGGGTGCCATCCGGGGGATGCTGCTCGACACCGTCACGTTGGGGGTGGAGGTGATCCACCTCGCGGGGACGTTCGCCTATACGGTGCTCCAGCTTGGCCTTGTTCAGTCAAGTCTCCGCACCGTGAGTGACCTGTTCCGCACCACGGCGGTCGCCGTCAAGTATGTCCGCGAACAGATGGGCGAGCGGGGGCTCATCGGCATCCTCACCCGTGTGGCGGCGGGCTTCGTCGCCATTCGCCTCTCCCTGTTCCTGTTCACCAAAGTGACGGCGGGAGCCGTGGCGGGTATCGCCGCCTTTGGCGGAGCGGTCACTGGCCTCGCCAACGCGATGTACCTGGTGGGCACGGGCACCCTCCCCATGCTCATCGGGGGATTGGGCAGTCTGGGGGCGGCCATTACCGCCTTGGCCGGACCGATTGCGGTCGTCACCCTCGCCATTATGGGGGGCTACGCTGCGATGAAGGCGTTCGTTGAGTTGAAGGAACGCATGAAGTTTGAAGGGTACCTGCAAACCTTCCGCGACATCGGCCAGGAAGCCAACAACCTTGTCGTTCTGACCGATCAGTACACCTCGGTCCTCAACGAACTGCTGGCGAAGGATCCCCAGGGCAAGTTCGCCCTGACCGGAACGGCGCGAAATGCCGCCTTGAAGCAGCGGTTGAAGTTGGAAAACGACATCTACCAACTAGGCGTGAAGCAACTCTTTGTGGGCCGTGAGGTCACGCAGGAGTTGAAGGACCATAACGTGGAGGTCATGAAGTCGTTCACGACCGAACGCATCATGGCCGTGAAGACGCAGGCGTCCGTGTGGGCGCAGCGGGATGCGGAACTCAAACAGCGGCGTAGTGATTTGGAGAGGGAACTGGCCGGTGCTACCGCCGCTGCTCAGGCCACCCCCGGTCTGGATGCCGATAAAGAGGCGCGGAATCTTGCGAAGCGGGTCAAGCGAGAGCAGCGGGACTGGGCGGAATTAGGAACAGACAGGTGGAATGAACTCCAGGACAGGGAAATCTGGAAAGACGAAAAGGGTAATCTCTTCGCCCCGTTCGCTAAAAGGGTCGCATCGGCCGTCCCGGTCTTTGAGCGGACAGTCAAGGCAATCAAGGAAGACCTTGCCAGCCTGGCGGACGCGGAGGAGCGGGTGGCCGCTGGCCTGCAAGCCACCGGCGCAGCGCAGATGGCCTGGATGACGGCCCGGGAGTCCCTCACGGAATCCCTCTCGCGGGAGCGCCCCAAGGCCCCGCCCGTCGACGTGGACGCGATCCGGTCCGCGTTCCAGGTCGCCCAGCAGCAGACGCTGGAGGATACCCGGGAGATGGCGGCCCTGTGGGACGATAAACTGTCCATGGAGGACGACAAGTACAAGGCGGGCAATAAGGCCCTGGGCGCCTACTTCATCGACCAGGTGGAGATCCTCAAGCAGAAACGGGATCAGATCGCGGCCCGCTGGAAACAGTTACAGGACAGCCCCGAACTGGCCGCCTTCAATCTGGCCCCCGAGTTGAAGAAGGACATCCCCAAGCTCACGGCCGCCATCGACAAGTCCATCGGTGGGGTCGAGGACGAGTTCGTCCGGGCCGGCGCCCACCTGCGGTCCAAGATGCAGGAGGAGAACTTCCGGTTGCAGGATGCCTGGGCCGCCCTGACCGACATCCAGGCCAAGAGCCTTCCTCTCGACCAGCAGATTGGTCGGTTGTTCGCGATGGCGGAAACGCGCTACCGGGCAGAGATCATCACCCTTCGGCAACTCGGACGGGAGGTGGGACAGGCTGGGTTCGACGGGGTCATCCGGGGACTCGTCGCCAAAGACGTTGGACCCCTCATTGAGGCCGAGTTCGCCAAGGTCACCACCGCCACCCGGGCACGCATCGAGGAGATCACCCAACTCCAGGTGTCGGGCGCGTTGGTGGAGTTGTCGGCGCGACGGAGGATTGCCGACGCCTACAGCCAAGAACTCCTTTTGCTGGAGGACATTCGGAAAGCCTATGAGATGGTGGGGGCGGCGGACCCGACCAGTCCGCTCAACGACGAGTGGGAGATCCTGAACAGACGGATTGCCGAGAGCGTCCAACTCTCGAACAACCTGGCGATCGAGTTGAAGGACCTGCGTCAGGCGGCCATCGAGGGGTTGCAGCAGGGGATCGGCGACACCCTGAAGCAGTTGGGTATCGAGATCCAGACCCTCCAGCAGGCACTCGAAAGCCTCGCCCTGGGCTTCTTCACCGTGGTGCGGGATGCGGCGGCCAAGCTCATTAGCCAGGAGACAACCCAACAGGTCCTGAACCTGGTCCAGAAGCTCAAGGGGCCAGGAAAGAGGGTGGAGACCTTCATCGACAAGGTCGCCAACGCCAATCTTAACAATGTCACGGCGGGGCTGGAGGCCCCCGCCCTGATCGTGGCAGGGAAAGAACTCTCCAGCGCATCCACCAGCCTCGTCGGGTCAGCCGGCGCCCTGGAGCTTGTGGGGGTTATGTGGCAGAAGGTCGCGGCGGACCTGATCAAAGCGGCAGCGGCCCTGGCCGCCGCCACCGCAACGAGTGTGATTAAGGACGTCGCCGACGCGGCGAAGCAGGTGGCCTGGAGCGTCAGCTTTGCCGGCGGGGGGTTCATCCAAGGTCCGGGCACCGGGACGTCAGACAGCATCCCGGCCCGCCTCTCCCATGGGGAATATGTCATTAAGGCGTCGACGGTCCGCGCCATGGGCGTCGGGTATTTCGACGCCCTGAATGGGATGATTAACCCGGAGATCCGGCGTCCCCGCTTCGCCTTTGCCTCCGGGGGACTGGTGACGAATGAGGCCGCCGGGCCACGGGGCGGTCAATTCGGGATCACGGTCGGGTTGGAGGAGGGGCTGATCGCTCGGGCTATCCAGTCCCGGGAAGGACAGGCGTCTGTTCTCCGCGTCCTCAACGTGCGGCGCAAGAACGCCCGCCAGATTCTCGACTGATGGCGATCCAGACTTTCACCGGCGCCCTCCTCGGTACGGCGACAGTCGCCGGCGTCCCGTGGTGGGGGACGGCGGGACGGATCACGCAGGTCGGGCTTTCTGTCGTTGGGAAGGTGACGGCCGATGCCCGCTTCACGCATGGCACGGTCGAGGTCCTCGCCAACGAGGATCCCAGCGCCAGCATCTCTCGCGTCACCCAGTCACTGGCAGAGGTACTGTTCACCTATCCGCCGGCGGAGGCGCGGATCACGGAGGGGTTCGTCGAGGTCCTGTGGGGGAAGCTGGTCCAGCCGATCGACCCCTTCCCCCACGTCTTTTCCTTCCCCTGTGACTGGCCGTTCGGCTTTGACGAGGAACGGGCCTACACCACGTCCATCTTCGAGGGGAATGACGGCTACGAACAGCGGAGGGGCCTCCGGTCCATCGCGAGCCGCCGATGGTCCTTCACGGTCACGGCGCTGGAACGGACCGAGACCCAGCTACTGGAGTCCCTCCTCTTCAGCGATGCGGACGTCGACTGGACCGTGCCCTTCTGGCCCCACTACACGCCGTTGACATCCCCGATCACTCCGGGATCCGTGACCATGGCCTGTGATACCATCGCCCGAGATTTTGTCGTCGGCGGCCCGGTCATGGTCTGGCATAGTGTGACGCTCTTTGACGTGCGAACCATCGCCAGCCTCACGGACACCAGTATCACCGTCACTGCCCCCTGGGGGGCGACCTGGGGCGCGGGGGATGCGGTCTGGCCGTGCCGAGTGGGGGCACTAGTGGATGACTATACGATGGAGCGGTCCTTCAACACGATTCGGACGCGGCTCACCTTCCGGATGCGCGTGGGGACCACAACGGAGGCCGGGGTGGCGGACGCCCCCGCCACCGCCATGACGGTCGGAGTCCTCCCGGATGGACTCGGCCGGCAGGACGCCTCGCACCGGAACGTGACCGTCTTTGAGACGTCCACCTCCGGGTTCGTCCACAAGGCGAAGGAACTCGGCCGCCGATATAGCTTCACCTACAGCACCTTGCTGGAGACCAATCTGGCCGTGCGGAGCGCCTGGGACTGGTACAACTTGCGGGTCGGCTCTCTCAACCCCTCCTACGTCCCGTCCTATGCGGAGGACTTCACCCTGGTCGCGGCCGTCGCTCCCGCTGACACCACCCTCAGCGTGGCGGAGTGCGGCTACTTGGCGTCCTACTTCGACATCCCACGGAAGAGGTGGGTCGCGCTGATTCCGTCCCCAGGGACGGTGCAAGTCCGACAGATTCTGGGGTCGGCGCCGAGTGGGGGGACGGAGGTCCTCACTCTCGCGACCACCGCCGGGGTGACGCTGACCACCAGCGCCGGGCTGGTCTGTTTCGCTCGCTACGCCCGCTTGGATGGCGATGCCGTCACGATGCGGTGGTTTTTGCCCGGACGGGCGCAGGTCGAGTTCCCCTTCATCGAGATTGCCGACTCTCGGAATTATGGGGCCGCGTGGGCGCCGGACGATGGTGTTGGGGAGCCGCCGCCCCCGCCGCCCCCGCCGCCACCACCGAGCACGGGAGACTGGATCGCGACCGGGTACGGAGACTCCACCGGATACGCGGACCTGTTCACGGGCGTCGGGGGCGGCTCATGGATCGCGATCGGGAACGGCGATTCCGCCGGGTATGCGGACCTCGCTATCTAGTCAGAGAGGCGTATGAGCTACCAGTCGTCCGAACGCAGCCGCTATGCCGGCACCCCCCAGGAACTCTTCGAGTTCAGCTTCGAGGGCGTCAGCTATTACTACACGTCCAGTGACGTCGCCATCAGCTACGGGGGGCACACCTACGAGCCCTCCGTCATGCTGCGGGACGCTCTGCGCCAAACAGACAACGCCTCCGAGAGCGGGACCTTGTCCCTCCAGTTCGCTCCGAGTCATGTGTTCGCCAGTCTGCTGATGGGTCGGTATGGGTCCACCAGCCCCATGACCCTCACCCTGCGGGCACGCCACCGGAGCGACCCGAGCAACGAATACGTTGTCCTTTTCATCGGGGAGAGCGCCTCCATCACCCTGTCCGAGACGGAACTGAAGGTCGACTTTCTCAGCGCCCAGGGGAGACTGGGTCGGACCGTTCCTCGTCTCCAAATCTCCCGCACCTGCCCCTACCTGCTCTACGACTCCTACTGTCAGGTCGTCGAGTCGGGGTTCCAGTGGGTATCCACCGTCACGGCCGTCACGGGGAAGCGGGTGACCGTCCTCGGATTGTCCGCTCATGTCGGGGCGGACAGCCGCTACTACGTCGGCGGGTTGATTCGCTCCCGAGGGGTGCTGCGCGGGTATATCGAGGAGCAGGGTGGGGATACCCTCTACCTGCTCCAGGGCAACCTGGGCATCGCCGTCGGCGACTTCGTCACCCTCTCTGCCGGATGTGATCGGACCATGACAAGCTGCCAGAACCGTTTTGCCAATGGGTCACACTTCGGGGGACACCCCTCCGTCCCCACGACGAACCCATTCGGTGGGCGCGGCCTTCGCTCGGGGACGATCTAATGGGTCCTTTCGCCATCGCCATGCTGGTGTTCTCGCTCGCTCAGATCGTGATCGGTCTGATCCAACGAGCGAAGGCCAAGAAAGCCAGCAAGGCCGACCCCGCCCCCTGGCAGGATATTCAGTCTCCCGATGGCGCCCAGATTCCGAAGGTCTATGGGTCGGCCTACCTGAGTCCCCTGATCGTCTGGGTCGGGGACCGGAATGTCCGGGATCTCCAGGATGGCACCTACGAGTACCACGCCAAGATGCAGGGAATGGTGTGTCACGGCCCCGTCGATCGGCTCTACGACTATATCGTCCGGGACTGCTCTCTCCGGGCCGCCCCGCCCATGCTCTGGGCCGGCGAAGGGTACTGGCCGCCGATTACCTGGGGGCAAAACGTCGGCGTGCCAGAATGGACAGGGGCTCGTCGCCTGCCGATTGACCGACCCACGAACCAGAGTCGCGCCGAGTTCATGATCTGGGCGGGCAAGATGTTCGGAGAAGCCTCCGACCCGAACAGCAAGGGGGGCCTCGCTGGGATCACGCACTTCCATTGGGGACTCATGGCCGACGCGATCTGCGAACTGAACCTGGAGGCCGCTCAGTTCGCCGGCACCGGACCAGGGGTCCAAGTCGCCAGTGCCATCCCGGGCGTGGCTTATGTGAACTTCGGGCACTTGCAGTCACCGACCGGCTGGCCCCAGTTCGCTAGTTATGCCGGAGGAGTCGCCCTGCCCGGCCTGGTGTGGAATCCTCCACCCGCCGACCTCTGGGCGCCTGCCTGCGGAGGGTTCTATTGGGGGAGCGATCCCAACGTCGACGTGCTGCAAGTCCTCGTCGGGTGTAAGGGCGAGCATGGGTTCATCGGGGGCGACATGAACCCGGCGGACATCATGTACGACCTCCTCACCTCCGCCTCCGCCTATGGCTGCGGGTTCGATCCGGCGTTGGTCGACAAGACCAGCTTCGACGCGGCCGCCCTGATCCTCGCCGACGAGGACTTCGGGCTTTCGGTCGTCGTCTCCGAGGCCCGGGCGGCGTCCGACTACCTGGACGACATCGCCTGGCACATTGATGGGATCGTCTATCAGGCGCCCCTGACCGGCAAGCTGACCCTGACGCTCTTTCGGAAGAATTACTCCACCTCGGCGGTCCCGATCCTGACCCCGTCCAATGCGCGGAACATCGTCGTCGTCCGTCCCGGCTTGGCCGAACTCATCAGCGAAGTCAAGGTCACTTATCAGCGCATGGATGGTCTGACGTGGCACAAGACGGAGGACGAACTCTTCGCCACCAACCCCACGGCCTCCTTCGCGCAGCCGTATCAAGTTCTGGGGCGCAACCTCGGCGGCACCCTCGTCGGGGACGTGAGAGCCAACTGGAACGCCTGGAAGCCCCTGATCCATCAAGGAGCGACCCTGTTGGTCGAGAACGTTGACTACACCATCAACCGGGACACCGGGATCGTCGTCTTCATGGCGGGCGGCGCCTTCCAGGAGGGGGAGCCGGCCACGGCCACCTACTGGTCGGCTCCTTCCTACTTTGGCTACGTCGACCAGACGCAGACTATCCAGAATCTGGCGACCGCCCAACTCATGGGGGAGGTCCGCACCGAGTCCTACGATCTCCCCTACGTTACCAATGACGTGAACGCCCAGCGTATTGCCGATCGCCTGCTGCGGTCGGTGAGCCGGCCGCTCGCTCGGGTCTCGTTCGAGATGGATCACACCGGTTATAGCCTGGTGCCCGGTTCCGTGCTCCGTCTCCAGAGTCCGGATCACGGGATGTATGGGTCCGTTCTGCGGATTCTCTCGGTGGACTACGGCAGACTGGAGACCGGCACCATCACGATAGACGCCGTCGAGGACGTCTACGCCGACCAGGTCGCCATGGTGCCCGTCGTCGTGGGGGGCGGGGGGCGGCTGCCGGTCCCCACCCTGAAGGCCCCTCGGCCGGCGGGCATGGTCCAGGTGATCCCCTCGGCGGTCCGGATGGCCATCTACCCGGCCGATCCGACTCTGCCGATCCTGATGCGCCGTACCGACGACGTCGCGGGGCTGGTGAATCCGGTTTATTTCCAAATCGCCGCTGGCGTCCTCTACTACGACGATCCCATCCTGGTCGGGACGACGAAGTACTACTGGATCCAGCACGTCGATCCCTCCGGCATCTACTCCTCGTCCGACTGGCTGGGGCCGGTGGCCGCCACCGCCGTCGCCGGCACGCCCGGGTCGAACCCAGCGGTCATCCTGCCCATCATCGAGCAGATCATCACGGAAACCGAGACGACCGGGACCGTGGAAGTGGTGATCACGGACCCCCATAGCCGTGTCGTCCGGGTTGAGTTCCGGACCCGGGAGGGAGACCTGACGTGGTCCCCCTGGGCGCGGGACGGGACGGTCCCCTACAGCGCCACGGTCAACAAGGTGGCGTTGCAGACGTCGGCCATTGAGTGGAGCGTCCTCTGGTACAACGCGGACCCCATCCTGGTCACGACAACCCGACTGGTGGAGTTTGGCCCCGGGGTCCGGCAGGCCATCGCCATCGAGGTGGGGACGGGCTCGTTGAACATCAACGAGGGCGTGCAGGCGGCGATCCGTATGCCCTTTGATGGATCGTGGGTCCGGTGGACGATGCTGGCGCCCTACGACCCCAGCCCCCGCGTGACGATGGACATTTGGAGCGATACCTATGGTAACTTCCCGCCGACCGTCGCCGACACGATCACGGGCAACGAAGCACCCAAATTGACGGGGGCGACCAAGAATGAGGGAACGGCCCTCCTGAACTGGGATCGCAACTTCAAGGCGGGGGACGTCCTGTACTTCGTCGCGACCCAGATCTCTGCCTGTCGGGGATGGACCCTCGTCGTCGACTATAACCGCAACACCAACACTTAGGGGGACCTATGGCCGTACTGTTTATCGCCGGATTCGAGGAGGACGATTGGAGTCGTGTCTTTTCGTCCTATTCTATATGGGCCTCGACCACGACGAAGCCCCGCACCGGGGCAAGGGGACTGGAGGGCGCCACGTTTGGGTGGCCGGGGTGGGATACTGGTCTCCTCAGTGGATCTAGCAGTAGTGTCACCTGTGGGATGGCGGTCTGGATTCCGCCCAGCAACAGTGGCGTACTGGGGAGCGCCAAAATATTCCAATATATCAACGCGGCTGGTGTGAACCTCGCCAACTGTATCCTCATCGCGAATGATGGCTCCTTTCATATCTACGGCGACGCCAATACCGAAGTCGCGTCGAGTGGGGTCGGGACGAAGATCGCGTATGGGGCATGGAACTACATCGAGTTTGCTGCATACTGCCCGTCATATCCAACCGCGTCCCACTGCTCTCTCTGGCTGAACGGGGAAATCATCATCGACACGGACTACCCCACCATGAACTCCGACCCCTCGTACAATGGCCCTATCGTCAGGGTGGTGTCTGGTGGGTATGGGAATTGGCACCTCGGAAACACTGGGTCGGCGACCGTCGATCATCGACCGTACATCGACGATCTCTACATCCGGACCGGGATGACGCCGTACGGGGATTGTGGGGTGTACCGGATGCACATCACGGGCACGGGGACCTCGACCGCCTGGGCTCCGGTCGGCGATACCCCGAACTGGAAATGTGTAGACGACGTGGACCCGGACGACAATACCACCTACGTCGAATCCAACACCCTGAACCAGAAGGACTACTACGCCCTGGAGAACGTCACCGTCAGCGGGACGATCCATGCGGTGGCGGCCACGATTCGGGGGACAAAGACGGCCAATGGCACGCGGGCGGTGCGGCTGTTCATCAAGAGTGGGTCCGAGACGAACGGCCGGACGCTGTACCTGCCGCTCGACGGCTACAAGACGGACTTCCACTCGGTCTTTGAGACCAAGCCTGCCGGGGGGGCGTGGGACCAGTCCGCCTTGGATGCCCTCGAAGTGGGTATCGAACTGACGGTGTAAATGGCAGAGCACCTGTTGGGTGGGGCAGCGCGAGGGGCCGCGACCGTCAGCGGCGACCTCACACGGAGCCCCACCCGCGTCCAGGTCTCCCATGTGGCGGTGGAGGTCGCGGAGCAAGGCACGACCTCCGCCCTGATCGCCCATGTGGCGGTGGAGGTGGCGCAGAGAGGCACGACCTCCGCGCTGGTCGCCCACGTTGCCGTTGAAGTAGCGGAATTGCTCCTGTGGGTTATCACGGAAGCACAGGTTCAGGGCTCCGCCACCGTCGCGGGCACCTTGACGGTCACGGGGACCCGGCTGTTGAATGGGCAGGTCGGTGGAGTTGCCACGGCCTCAGGGGCTCTGTTCCAGTCGACCCACCTGGTACAGGGTGCGGTGGGGGGCACGGCGACCGTCCGGGGGCACCTGTTCGAGTCGACCCATCTCCTCCAGGGGTCGGTGCTGGGCACGGCGACTCTGAGTGGTGGGGCAACG